CACCATGCCACGCAAACAACAACGGCCGCGCCAGCTGCGAACCAACCGCGTTCCAAGCCAGCCAACCGTCGCCGTAACCGCCGCCGGCCTAAAACAGAGCCGCCGCGGACCACCCCGCCAGCGCCGCCCCAGGCGGCCGCGCAGGGCGATGTCTAACATCACTGCCCTAGCGCAGCTCACGGAACCCGGGTTAGCATTCCTTAAGTGTGCCTTTGCACCACCAGATTTCAATACTGATCCTGGTAAAGGAATCCCGGACAAATTCGAGGGCAAAGTATTGGCCCGTAAGGATGTACTAACAGACACACCATCATTCCCACCCAACACAGATGTATACCTACTTGTGCTGCCTACTCCTGGCATTGCGTATTGGCGTCTCCAAAAGACAGCCGGTGCAGCGATTGCCACCACCGATAACTTCACTGCTGTCCCGTATCCCGGCTTCCCGTCGCTATATGGTGCGACAGCAACCGCGAGATCGGCGAGCGTTAGCAGCTTCCGTTATGCGTCAATGAACTGCGGGTTGTACCCCAGCTCTAACATGATGCAATATGGCGGAACCATATCAGTATGGAAAGCACCAATTAAAATGTCTACAGTACAGTATCCAGTTGCGAATGTAGTACCCACCTCACAACTCAGTCATGCATTGCAAGGACTTGAGAGTGTCTCGTTCATCTCGCAAGACAACTACACCGAATCTTTCATCAAAGGAGTGTATGCCTCTAGCGTCTGTAATGACAGCGAGTTTATTTTCACAAATATACTCGAGGGAGTCCAGACGCTACCCCCAGCCAACGTCACTGTGGCACAGAGCGGTCAGCCGTTCGGCCTTGACGGAGGTGCTGAGGGAGTTAGCGGCATCACTGGATTCGGCAAGATGGACGCCATTATAATCAAAGTAACTACTCCTACTGGTGCCACCAACGTCGCCACCTTTAAGAACTGGGCTTGTATAGAATACCGCCCCACCCCCAACGCCACACTTTACCAGTACGCTCACGATTCGCCTCCGCTCGACGAAATCGCCCTGCGTGAGTATCGCCGAATCGCACGCTGTCTGCCTGTGGCCGTCCCGTGTGCTGAAAATGCCACGATGTGGGAACGTGTGAAATCTTTGCTTAAATCAAGCCTCACTGCCCTATCCGCTATGCCTGGACCGGTTGGAATGACCGCGTCCGGCATTAGAGGAGTGTCCGAGTTACTATCCGGACTGTTCCTGTAAGAGCAGCGAAGATCCTGTGGAGGATGTCTAAGCTACCGTGTTAAGCTCACACGGCAAGTGACACTACCACCACCAGCTATGAGAACAACAACTCCCCCTACAACCCTGTAGGGGTCACACAACCGG